CAGAGCGTGAAGAATATCTAAAAAATAATCCACACATTCAATCAATTATAACTGCACCTGCTTTAGTGTCAGGTGTTTCAACTTCTAACTCCAGAAGTGGTCGTGTTCCATCTGGATTCAATGAGGTTCTTTCTAAGGTCGCAGAAGCACATCCAACCTCTAAGGTTGCACAAAGATTTGGAAAGAAATCAATCAAACAAGTAAAGACGGAACAAATCGTCAAAAAGCATCTAGGATAACCAAAGTGAATTTTAACCATGTAAAACTAGATGCCTTAAATTTTGAATTAGAATCTGTGACAACCGAAAGTGGTAGAACATATAAGACGCCAACAGGCAATGTTTATCCGTCTATTACTACGGTGTTATCATCGTATAACAAACAAGCTATTTACGAATGGCGACAAAGAGTTGGTGAAGAAGAGGCAAATCGCATATCTCGCAAAGCATCAGGTCGTGGCACCAAATTGCACAATACTGTTGAAAAGTATTTACTCAATGAAATGTCACCACTTCAAATGCACTCAGTAATGCCTGATACGAAAGAATTGTTTTTGAAATTAAAACCTTTTTTAGATACGCATGTAAATAACATTTATGGCATCGAACAACCCTTGTTTAGTGATGAATTACGCCTTGCAGGAAGATGTGACTGCATTGGAGAATGGAACGGAGAAATCTCTATCATTGACTGGAAGACCGCAAATTATTCCAAAGAGAAAGACCAAATTGCCAATTATTTTATGCAAGCCTCAGCCTACGCAGAAATGTTTGGAGAACGAACAGGCATTTCCATTAACCAAATCGTAATTGCAATTGCCGTAGAAAATCAACAACCTCAGATATTCATAGAGGACAAAAAACATTACCTGGCAGGATTGAATAAATATATTGACAAGTATCATAATATCTGATACAATATTCTTTTATGTGGTGGTACGAACCGAGTATTCGGTAGCAAAAGCGAAAGCTGACCATCACACCTAATTCGTTGAAGGTAATTGAAAGGTGTTCTGGACTCGGGTTCGATTCCCGACACCTCCACCAAAAGGAGATATGATTGAAACCATATGAAGTAATAGTAATCACACTATTAACAATTTTGATTTTGGTTCATGTCTTTTTTTGATGGGGGTGACCTGGTCTCGACAGGGCAATGAGTAGAAAACTGGAGAATCGTCAGACAAGGCGTAAAAATCAAAACAAAGTAAACGCAAATGACGAAAGATTTGCTCTAGCCGCTTAAGGATAGATGAGGTTTCGCAGAGTGTACCTTATTACCCAATCACTCTGCAAGAATTCTATGGCAAATTACAAAAGAAAAAAATCAAAACGAGTTTGTAAGTGTACCTTGTGTACCAAATTTCGTTGGTTAGGTAATTCGTTACAAAGAAAAAAAATCTCTGATATTCGTAATATTGATAAAGTGAAAAGTTATGAAGATTTACATCAATAAGTATAAAGACCATTGGATTAGTCCATATACAATTTTAGACTACATGTTCTTTTGGACAGACTGGTCAAAATGCAGCCGCAATAGTAACATTCAATCTGCATTGGATGAACTGGATGGTAAATACAAATACATTGAGCATCCTGAATGGGTTGACAAATGGTCTGACCGTTTAGTACCTATCAGTAAAGCAATTCAATGGGTCTGGGATAAAATTGACCGCAAAATTAATTATGTGAAGATTGATAAGTGGGATACTTGGTCAATGGACCACACCCTTTCATACATCATTCTTCCAATGTTGAAACAATTGCGAGACACCAAACATGGTGCACCTCATGTTGACGATAAAGATGTACCAGATGAATTGAAATCTACATCCGCACCACCAAAAGAAAACGAATATGATACGGATGACAATCATTTCAAAAGATGGGATTATGTCCTCGATGAAATGATTTTTGCATTTGAACACAAGGTCGATGATTCTTGGGAAGAAGCTTACCGAGAAGGTGATATTGATATTAAATGGGTGCCTGTTGACAAAGATGGCAACGAAGTACCAAAGGGTGAACACAAGTTTTACCAGATGGCCGATGGACCAAAGAACACATTCAAATGTGATTATGACGGAATGGAGATTGTGCATAACCGAATGAAAAATGGATTCCGTCTTTTTGGCAAATATTATCAAGGATTGTGGGATTAAAATGGATAGAGATTTAAGTTCATATGTTGTGGTTCTTGAAAATTGGATTGATGAAGAATCTTGTAAACAAACAATTAGAGAAATGCAAAATGCTAATTGGCAACAACATACTTTTTATAATGCAATGGATGGTTCATATAATACAAGAAGTGGTAGTAAAGAATTAGATATTGCATATGGCCGTGGTCTTTCAACTCAACCATACATCATGCAGAGAATTTGGGACGCATATAAAGAATATGTGACACATTTAAATTTTACTTGGTTTGATAGTTGGCAAGGATATTCTGAAGTTCGTTTTAACATGTATAAAGAAACCAGACTGATGGCTGAACATTGCGACCACATTCATACTTTGTTCGATGGTGAGAGAAAAGGAATACCAACATTAACATTTTTAGGAATGTTAAATGATGATTATGAGGGTGGTGAACTCATTATGTGGGGTGATGAAAAAATCCCAATGGCAAAAGGTTCTGCTGTTGTATTTCCATCTTGTTTTTTATATCCACACAGAGTTGAGCCCGTAACATCAGGAACAAGGTATTCTTGCGTTTCTTGGGCTTGGTAGTTACTAAATAAGATACCGGCATACACACAACCGTCGGTAAACACACAAATAAACACACAGGAGAATTATTATGTCAAATATGACACCATTCGAAATCCGATTGGATTTATTGAAAATGGCTCAAGGTATGCTTGAGCAAGATTATTATGGTAAGCGTGAGCAAGTCGCAAACGAATACGCTACAAAGTGTGAGGTTGCGAAAATACATGGAAGTGAAATACCGGCACATCCGGGATTCCCTCCATATCCTAGTGAAGCTGATATTATTGCTAAAGCGCAAATTCTAAACGGCTTCGTTTCACAAATCCCCAATACTACACAAGAAAAGACTAGCAAAAAGTCCACCTGATACGGGATTGGACCGCGGATTTTAGCATCTGCGGTCCTTAACTAATTAAGGAGAATTATGCAGGTTCGCATATTAATTACCTCTGTTGTTGCATTTATGATTTTGACTTTTGGTATTGCCATGTCAAATTTTGAAAGACCAAACATGCCATACAAAGCATATTACAACAACTTAACAGAAGATACAAAAAAAGAAATTGAATGTTTAGCGGAAAATATTTACTTTGAAGCAGGTCACGAGCCTGATATAGGTAAAGTTGCCGTAGCATTTGTCACCATCAATCGTGTAAAAAGTAGTCGCTTTGAATCCGATATTTGTAGTGTCGTAAAACAAAAAATGGCAGGTGTTTGCCAATTTTCATGGTACTGCGAAGAAAGACCTAAGGCAATGTCGCAAGGTAAGGTCTTGACAAATAGTAACAATTCATTGTATAATAACATTAGAAATTTGGCGATATATGTTTATGCTAACTATGAAAGAATTGAGGACCCAACCCACGGCGCATTATTCTATCATGCAGATTATGTGAATCCAAAATGGAAAAACATGGAAAAAACAGCAGTAATAGGCAGACACATTTTTTACAACAGGAAGGATTTAAAACAACTATGAACGCAAAGGTATCAGATTTAATTAAGTTGGATTCGACATTTGTTATTTGTTTGACATTAATTCTTCTAACCACAGTTGGAAGCATGTCGTATTATTTCATTAAAGATAGAACATTAATGGCAGGAAATATTGACAATGCAATCGCAAAAGGAATTGATCCTCTTTCGGTTCGTTGTTCATATGCCAAGAGTGATGATTTAATTTGTGTTGCATTTGCGGCTTCAGCACAATCACATAATGTAGCATCGTCCGCTAAAAAATAAAAAAGGAGTTTTTGTTATGGCAGTTCAACAGTTGAGCATTAATCAACTATCGCAACCAGACCGTGAAAAGTTGTTTAAAATCGTAAAAGAATGTTCCGATTCAATGACACGAATCGAAGGTGAAAACGATTTTATTCGGGAGAGTATTGCAGAGACCGCAAAACAAATGCAATTACCTAAAAAACTGGTTGCGAAGTTGGTGAGAGTTTATCACAAGCAAAACTTTGATGAAGAAGTTGCTGTGAATGAACAATTTGAAAATCTATATGAAAGTGTGGTGAAATAATGTCTAAATTTACTTTTGTTTGTCAGGAAGAATCTATGCCTTTTGTGCATAGCATTCAATCTAAAAGAACCGTTGAGTTCAATGCAGAAACATTGGATGATATTTTGAATGAGTTTGAAATGTTCTTGCGTGGTGCAGGATTTCATTTTGAGGGTCATTTGGATTTCGTAAATGAAGATGATTTTATTCAATTTGAAAATGAAGAAGATGACCTCGAAGAATCAAAACAAAGATGGAATGCCACAGTTCATTCATTGATGAATCCTCCTAAATTTCGTGCCAATGCAACCACTTGCGAAGTGTGCGGATTGAACAAAGAAATGATGGCAACACATCATTGTTATGACGATAATTGTCCTGTTCACGCACCACAATCAGTATGTAAAAGTGAGGAATAATGCCAACAAAAGATGAAATGGCGAAGTTTGCCAAAGCCATTGACGCTCTTGTTTCCAAAACTGATTACAATCACATAGAAGCGATTGTAGAATACTGTAAACAAACTGGACTTGAAATAGAAGTGGCGGCAACATTAGTAAACGCCAATTTAAAATCTAAGTTGGAAGGTGATGCTATGGATAATAACATGTTGAAAGAGAAAAGTTCTCGTTTACCTTTATGACTGGTTATGAAACATTTGGAATATACGAATCTTTAAAACTACATTTCTCAAAGGACACATACGATTTTTTCAAATACAATGGTAAAACAAACCATTCGGTTCAGTCTTTTGAAAATCGTAAAGACAAGTATCATTTCTATAAACTTTCCCGAAAGTATACCAACAAGGATGCCTTAATAGATTTCTTGGTTGCCAACTTTCTGGAAGACGATAAAACATGGGTTGGTAAACTTTTAGAAGAAGATGCTGATATAAGATATCGTAATCGTCAAAAAGTCGTCCAAAGTCTTTCCTATGCGTTTGAGAATGATTGTAGAACAGTCTTTGAGAATCTAAGTGACCCAAATGAGGTCATCAAAACGGATGGCGATTACCCGGTATTATTGACAAAGGCATTACGCAAAGAGGTTACAATTGAAACTTTGGTGATACTGAATAAAATTCTAAATTTCTTTCCGATGTGGGATAAAAAAATCACCGATACAATTCGTTGGCCTGATTTTAGGCGTAAATGTGAAAAGTATGCCTCATTTTT